TCTCAGCCCTCTACGTCTTCAGAGGAAACAATCCATACGATCCCGACTATACAGGAGTCGGTGTCCAGCCCTACGGATGGGATCAATACGTAGGCGCAAACCTGTATTCCAATTATGTATGCAAGGCAAGTAAAATAGGCCTTTACTTCCATCCCGAAATAGCATTCGCAAGCATGCGAAGACTACATGTAAGTGTAATTGCTTGTCGCGGTTACGCCCCTATCATGACAGACATTAGCGATGTCAGGATGATGCCATTACGAAAAGCAACAACGTATGATGGTACAACGGAATCCACCAAAGGTGCTCGTATTTCCCATTATTGTACCACGAAACGTGTAACTAACGTAATTTCTAGTGATTTGTCAGCCGAAGGCAGTTATGCAGGATTAGGCGGATTAGCCTGGTATTGGCTGATTCACTTCTATACAGACCAGTACGATGACGAAGAGATTGATATCTACTTCGATGTAAAGATAACGTACTATACATTGTTAACCAGGGGCGGCGAGCCCAATGAGTCTTAAAGGGTCAAATGACCTTCATTTTTTTGTCAACAGGTGAAAGAGGTGGGGAGCTTAGTATTACCTCCCCACCTCGTGACACGTGACACGTGACACGACCTCGTGACATATTGAAGTGTCACAAAGTAAGAATATAGAAAATGCAATCGACTGATCGCATGAAGAAGTTCTGCTTCACGCTGAACAATTACACCCAAGAAGAGGAAAACGAGATCTATGAGTTTTGCGAAAGTTACGCTCTGTATGCTGTTATCGGAAGAGAGATCGGAGATAACAAAACACCTCATTTACAAGGTTTCATAAACCTTACTCAATCTGCACGTTTCAGTGCAATCAAGAAAGTAATGCCAAGAGCCCACATAGAGAAGGCCAAAGGCACAGATAAGCAAAATCAAAAGTATTGCACAAAGCAAGACGAAGAACCATTTGAGATGGGAGAACCTCAGAAAGCCGGAAGGCGAAATGACTTAAAAAAAACATGTAAGCGAGTCAAGCAAGGACTTCCCATTTCACAAGTAGCAAGCGAATGTCCAGAAACATTCGTAAAATATAGTCGCGGAATTCGCGAACTATATACAACATTACAAAAGCCCAGGAATGTTAATGATCCTCCACTTTGCATATGGTTATATGGAAAGGCAGGAGTAGGCAAAACAAGGCTTGCATACGACGTTCTACAACATGACCAAATCTTCATCAAGGACAGCACAAGCTGGTGGCAAGGCTACGAGAACCAGCAGTGCATACTTGTAGATGATTTCGATGGTCACTGGCCGTTTAGGGACTTCCTAAGGTTCCTAGACAGGTACCCATATAAAGGCCAAATCAAAGGCGGTTCAGTAGAAGTTAATAGTCCAATCATAATCATTACATGTGAGCATCCGCCACAACATTTCTGGCAAGGAAACGAATTAGCTCAAGTAACAAGACGACTCAATTTCGTTGAGGAAATCAAATCACCATAATCTTTCTGCATGCAAGGAAAAACCCGAGGAGTGCCCAGGAAAAAGGAAAGCCGTAGCGAAGCGAAGCGCCGCGCTGCGCCCATGGCGCAGCCTAGCGCGGCGCGTAGCGGAGCGGCACGGCTTTCCTCCTGGGCGCGACTCGGGTATTGCTGACTTAAAGACTATTTTTTTATGATACATACGCTCTATGCCATATGGAAGAAGATCAAGTAAACCGAATCGTAGGGTCTACCGCAAGAAAGCGAAAGGCACTACTTCGAGAAAGCGGTATCCAAGACGAAAAGCTTATACAAAAGCTCGCGTCTTCAGGCCGCAATGGACTCCAGCAATATCTCAAAAAGCAGCGGTTAAGTTCAACTACGCTGACTCCAACTTCAGCAGAACACTCAACGCAGCAGGCGGTTTCTCAGCCCTCTACGTCTTCAGAGGAAACAATCCATACGATCCCGACTATACAGGAGTCGGTGTCCAGCCCTACGGATGGGATCAATACGTAGGCGCAAACCTGTATTCCAATTATGTATG